AGCCGACGCAGAAAGCCGCGACAAAAACGCGCAGGACTTCATAGACAAAAACAAGAAAGCACTCGCCGAGCGCCTCGCCTCTATGGAACTCGAGGCGAAACTCAACGGGGAAACGGTAGACGCTGGCGAAATATACAACGCGTACCTAAGTAGTTATATCGACCTCGTAACAAAATCAAACGGACTTGTAACAGAGGGCAATAGCGCAGCAAAGGCACGCCTCGCACTTCTCGAACAGTGGGCGGAAAAAGCCCGGGCCGCAGCCGACGCGCAGCAATACGCCGCCGACTCTCTGCAAGAGTTTGAGGACGCCGCCGCACTTCTCGCACAAACCGACGGCCTCGGCTTTGAGTCGATTTACGATAATTACATAAAGCGCGAAAACGAACTCGCGCAACTTAAATATGAAATCGCAAACAATGAAGTATTGAACGAGCAGCAGAAAGCCGACGCAATACTCAAAATAGACGAGGAACTCGCAGAAAACCGCCGCACGTTATGGGCGGGCGTTGCTGGCGAGGTAAACGGCTACGCGCAGCAAGTGAGCCAAATTATAAACGACGCCGCAAAAATGGCACTCGACACCAGCAACAACGAAATGAAAGCCGAACTCGCAAACCTCGAGATAAAGTACCGCAAGGGCGAACTCGGGGAAGAGGAATACCAAAAGAAAGTAGCAGAGGCAAAGAAAAAAGGCGCTAAAATACAGTATCAAATTGAAATGGCACAATGGGCGGCAAATATTCTCACCGCTACGGCAAACACCGCCGTCGGCGTAACGCAGGCACTCGCGCAGGGCGGCGTAGCGGGAATTATTACCGGCGCACTTGTAGGCGCTGCCGGAGCCGTGCAGCTCGCCTCTATTATGGCCGCAAAGCCTATACAGCACTTCGCGACCGGCGGCTACGTCGGCGGAATGAACGGCGCGACAATGGGCGGCGATAACACGACCATAGCAGCGCGTAACGGCGAATTAATGGTAAACGCAACACAGCAAGCCCGTATATGGCGTTGGCTTAACGGCGGCGAAAACGCGGGCGTAGGAGCTGGCGGCGTAAACCTCACTATCAACAATAGCGCCGCTAATATGGTGAACGCGCAGCCACAAATAAGCAGAAACGAAATCGAAATAATGATAGACGCCCGCGTAAATGACAGCCTTAAGAACGGCCGTTATAACTCCGGGCTTAACGCAGCACAAGCCGGCATGAGCGGCGAGTTTTACGGAATGTAAGGGGGCGAAATATGGCAGCATGGCCGAGTAATGTTAATAACAAGTTTTACGGACTCGACGCGCAGGCGGTAGAAAACCGCGAGGCGACAAAATACAAGAGCGGGCGTATTATCTATCACAAGATAAACAGCGCGCAGAAAGTAAACCACACCGTATTATTACGCCTCAACGACGTTATAAAAGACGGCAACGGCAAGACCGAGTTTACGCGCTTTCTCGATTGGAACGAAACGACAAACGGCTCGGGCTCCGTACCTATCACCTTAACCGACATTGAAACGAAAACCGGCACAAAGGACTACTACGTACTCGTCGGAAATTGGAGCGGCCAAGCGTTTAAGGAAATCACGCTCACGCTCGAGGAGTGTTAAGTTATGGGCGTATTCAAGGAACTAACCGAGGGCGGGCTTTTTAATCTGCCGTTTTTACTCCACATCTACGACGACGATACACACATCTACATAATAAACGATAACGTAAACCTCACCTACGGCGGCCACACTTTCGCGGCTGCCTCGTTTGATTACCAGCCGAGCACAAACGGCGACGCTACGCTCGCGTGCGATATTTTCGACAAGCCCGAACTCTTAAACTACATTAACCGAAACCGCGTTTTTAATTGCGACTTAATCGGCGTATATCGTGGCGGCGAAGTCGTACAACTCGAAACATACCGCCACAACTACGGCGAGGCTACATGGGACGGCGTGAAATTCGAGATCAAGTTGAACGGCGACGACCGCGGCAATATGACGTTTCCGGCGCTCATATATAACAGTTACAACAACCGCGGCGCCGTATGATTAATTACAACGACTTGCTCGCGGCTCCATATAAACCACATGGCAGAGGCGACGGCGGCTACGATTGCTACGGCCTCGTGCTGGAATGTTGCAGGCGCGCGGGAACTCCATTAAAAGACCCGTTTATTAAATATGAACATCTACCCGTCGGCGCAGAGCTGCCGTATATAAATGACTATAACAACATAAGGGAAATAAACGCGCCGAAAGCTGGCGCCGTTGCGGAATGTAAGACCGGCGAAAACTTGCACGTTGCCTACATGGTAACATCACAGCTCGCGCTCCACATCACCGCCAAAGGCTGCCGCGTGTCGCACATACGCGCGTTAAATCCAATCCGTTATTATGAGGTATTGAACAATGAAAGCGAACCTGATTAAGACACTTAAAAACAACGCCGAACTCGTAGACATAAAGGCAGGACGCAGCGCGCGCCGTAACTTCCCGGGCGTAGACTTCGAGAACGCCGTACTCATAATTAACGGCAAGATTGCAACGCCCGACACGATAATAAAGGATAACGACATTGTTACATTAAGACAATTCCCGGGCGACGCAAACGACGCGGATAATTGGTGGATATATACATTTATTATCCCGTTTGGATTTATTATACAACCGGCCGTAATGTCATACACCGCAAAGCAGCAGGCAGACGAGGCACAACGCGAACTCGAAAAGATAAAGAAACTCACAAACCAACCGGAAATAGATAACAGCCCATTTTTACGCGGCGCAAATAACACAATAGCGACCGGCAAATCGCAGCCGTATTTCTGCGGGCGTAATTTCCTCACACCGTATTTATTTACAAAGCCGTATTACAAAATCAGCGGCACCGACGGCGAAACGCAGGAAGTATACAACGTGCTCGAGGGCGGTTTTAAGGATATTGTATTAAATAAAATCGGTATAGGCGACACAACTATAAAAGAGTTTGCAGAAACAACTCCACAAAACGGCGTTTACACAATCAGCGAGGGACTTTTCGCAAACGGACAGCTTGAAATAAGGCAGAACGGCGCGGCATTTTCAACGCTCACCCAATTAAACACAAAAGTAAACTCGAACGTTATTAACCGCGAAATTATACCCGAATACAAGGTAACGGCAGGCAACGGCGAGCACCTCATATTATCACTAGACCCGAATGCGCAAAACGTCGAGGTTTGTATTAACTTTCCATACGGCCTTTATAAATACGACGACAACAACGACCGCCAACCCGCCGAGGTAACAATTACGCCGGAGTATTCGCTCGACGGCGGCAGCACATGGACGGCGTTTACATTTAATCAGAACGGCACACTCTCTAATATATTCAAGAAAAACGTAACTAAATCTATCCGCTATGTAGCAACTAAAAACTTTACATATAGTAATTATCAGACCTTAGCAACAAATAGCCAAAACTCAATATTAGTACGCGTACGCAGCAACGCGCCCGACGACCAAAAAGTACGCGCCGATTGTTATGTATATTTTTATCAATCGAAAATATTCGACCCGCTCAAATCCTCGGCTCCGGCTGGAATACTCGACGACGGCGGCACAGCTGGGCTCGTAGAGTGTCTTAACGTTGAGGAACGCGAGCGCGCTTACTCTTGCGTTATCGGCTTGAAACTCGTAGCGACAAAAAATAACGAGGATAAACTCTCACAAATAAACATTATCGCCACCAGCACCGCCCGCACATGGAACGGCAGCGCATGGAGCGAAACAAAAGCACCGACACGCAACCCGGCAGCAATAGCGCTCGAGATTTACACGAGCGACACACACCCGGCGAGCCGTTACGCCGACACAGAAATCGACCTCGACGCGTTTGGCGCGCTTTACGAGTATTGCGTAAATAATGATATTTACTTTGACGACGTAATCACACAAGCGCAGAAAAAAGACGCCGAAATACAGAAAATAGCAGACGTTTGCGGCTGCGCTTTCTATAAGGACATTTACGGCCGTATATCCGTAGCAATCGACCAAGCGCAGGAAAACGCCGTAGCCGTTTACAATCCGCAGAATATTATATCGCTCACCAATAAAAAAACATTCGCCCGCCGTGTAGACGCGCTGCGCATTAAATACATTGACTCCACAAACGACACTTACAAGCAGAACACCTACACAGTAACACGCCTCGAGAACGGGCAGCCGGTTACAATCGACGAAAACTCGATAATAAAAGAAATCGACGTAAAGGGCATTACAAGGCAATCGCAGATTGTAAAATATGCTCGCCGCCTCATGGCCGTAGACGAGCTGCGCCCGGTAACTACTACGCTCAAAATCGGCGCCGAGGGCGTATACTTCACACCATACGCGAAAATCGGCATACAAGACCCGAGTATCAACCGCGACGCGCAGGACGCCGTTATCGCTGGCGTAACGTATCAAGGCGGACTCTTAAAAAAAATCACACTCAAAAACTCGGTAACGTTTACCGACCCGCAGAAACTCTACGGCGTAGTCATAAACACAACCAGCGCAAACGGCGCAAGCCCTCTCGCGCTTAAAGTAAGCGGCACCGGCACAACACGCGAGCTAAACGTACTCACTACATACAGCGCAAGCGCCACACATCAACCCGAGGCAAATAACGTAGTATCGTTTGGAGAACTCGACGAAAACGGCGAGTTTACAAAGATAACTCACGAATACGTTATCACGCGAATAGCGCGCACTAGCGGCGGCTTTAATCTCGATTTGCAGGAATATAACGAGGCAATTTACGACTCGGGCGTTATTCCCGCATACAAGCCACTTATAAATAGTACGCCGACACCAGCAGCGGGCGAAATACCACCGGACGCCGTGACACATGAAGAACTCGACGAGGCCGTAACCGCCGTAAATAGTGACTCCGTGCAGGCTGCCGTAGATACGACAATCCGCGGGACACGCTTTACTAATAAATACAAAGTGCTGCCGGTTGAAACCTCTCTCGAGGATATTTTGCAGAGGCTCGACGAGGACGCGCAGGACTCCGCCGCAGCCGTAAGTATTCTCGACGACGAAATAATAATCAAGGTAGAGGACACCGAGCGCGCACTCCGCGCAATAATCGACATAACCGCCGACGAAATC